GCCCAGTTTATACTCCTACCCCCCGTAAGAGTGCGGAATAGCGTGTTTAAGTTACAACAACACGCCGCTTCCGGAGTCTAACATTCTTGCGTTCGGTAAACCGCCGCGTACTTACGACCGGCTCCGGGCTAGAATGCTCGGTAAACCAGCGTAGATACGCGTGTTCCTCCGGGAAGTCATCCGGAACTACTGCTTTGCTTTCAAGCGAGTAGCCCGTAACGACGTACCCATGGTAATCAGGACGCTCGAAGGACTCATGGTCTATACCAAGAACCACAAAATCCTTCCCCAGATATTTCGGAACAAAGTCATAGGGACGATGATTTGCCGGTTTAACAAACACCAGCGATTCATCATTAGTCCATCGGCCAATTAATCCCGTATTCTCAAAAACATATGGGAGCCGACCGAGAATGGCTTCGACACAGTCAAACATACGTTCACTTAAGGTAGTTAAACCCTTTCGTGCGCAGAGATTTGCTGTATCGACCCACCCCGCAATGCTTTCAGCTTGCGAAAGCTTAGTTGGCATGCGCTTTTTCAACCTCACAGGGGTAATATCCACACCCCTGAAGGCATCCATCCCGCAGCTCTCTCTAAAGGGTCCGCTGGCAAAAGACTTGTCAGCGTTACACAGTAACCCCACAGCCTCGAGAGAATCGAAGGCCGTGCGGAAATATTCACGAGGGATAATAATGTCATCCCCATAAACGTGAACACACTGAACCGCCTTAGAGATCGGCATATGGTGCCCCACGATTAACCCTGCTACACATATAGACCAAAAAACAACTGACTCTACGGGAAAACATGTTGCAGAGCCCATTGGCGCAAACTTCTTGAGTGGCATAATATAATCACCACTCGAGAACGGAACCAAGTTGTATTGGCTCCTTGTTGCATACAATGCAGCAAAAACATCTGAAGGAAAAAGCTCTCCGACCAATGCAAGCGTTACACGGTCGGAGGCCTCTTTCATGTCAATGGTAGTATAAACACCATTGTCTCGAGATCCTTCTAGGGCCAGACGCTGATTTACAGTCTGATCCGTAAAATTCACTCTACCCCTAGTTAGGGGATGATTTTCAATGAGTGAAACGAAAGCTCGGTTGAGTCCTTGTTGGACCCACATAAGTTCTTTCGGCTCCGCGGATATTACTCTGGGTCCCCTTGAATCTTTGGGGACGCAACAGACTTTTGCGGTTCGCAGGTCTTTATCTGTAGACAATCCTCGTAAGGGGATCGACACAGAAACCTGCGGCGACCAGGGTATAATGCCCCAGCCAAGCTCACTCTCAGCTTCCCGATAAGTAGCGCGATAAAACTCGCCTTCTGGATAATACTTACCCAGAAGCTCATCGAGTCGTCTGAAACAGTATTTCTTATGCTGTTTAAGATTTCCTTCATTTGTTGATCCTGGCCCATGTGAAGGAAGGATATTACTAACCGATAGGTCAGAAAACACCCTGTTCACAAGGCCTGATGCGGTATTAATAATCGCGTCCAGCCGGTAATCCGGGTGTACTGAGTCGCGTAAAGCGACATTGCACAGCGAATTATTGACTTCTACCATATTGCTCAACACCTTGTTCCTTAAGGTCTCAGGATAACCGAGATCATATTTATAAAGGAACGATGTAACTTGGTGTATGGCCCACGCAGCTACATAGCATGGATCATTGAGCAGAGCACCTGTCTTCATATCGAAGAGGCGTGAGGTTAACCCCGATAGAAATCGCGGGAGCACCTCGCCAGGCCTGCATGAAAAAGCAGTCTGACGATGGAACGTCCCAGTGGCATAGGCCTTCAAAATAGCCTTGCCAAAAGCTGGCAGAGTTTTCGTAGCAAAGGAGAGACCCTCGCACTGAACCCTGTGGCGTATAGTAACAACATCTCTCGACAGATCCACATCTGTCAAAGTAGAGACATCGCCACATAAGTGAAACAGGAGGTCCATAAGGACTTCCGCCTCTTTAGCGGAAACGCCCTTACGGCTAGGCTTTTCATTCGCCCTAGTCATAGGTTACGGATCCCCCAATTATGGAAGAGCAATTAAAGCTCCCCGTCGATTGCGCCAGTAATAATACCGGCATCGTCGAGCCATCCGATCAAGCCCAAAGCCAGATCTTCTACGGATTCCTCCGCAGTTGGATCTCCTTCGGGGCACGAAATAACAACGTGCACTTTCTTGACTATCGTGCTACCTGACGTATCCAGAGTTAAATCCTCTAGTGAAATCAGGTGCCGTTGTTGGCCAGAAGTGGCCTCATGGCTTACACGCAGGATGGATCTTCCATCGGTAATATCGCATTTACAAATTGCGGTATTCCCTTTGGCCAGCTCGGACGCATATTTTGCGTCAAAAGCTTTCTTATAAGTACGGGCTGTCCCGTCGACGGTAATACTTGTGTTATCGTATCCCATAATTGGTACCTCCATAGAATGTTAGTAAAAGTGGTGTTAGAAAATAAGAGCGTCACGACGTCAGAACACCGACTAACGACGCGCCTAACAGGACTGCTACTAGCGACGGTGGTTTTATCCACCAGGAGAGAACATCAAGAGCTTCTTCCCCAGCCCAGCGCACAAATATATCCGACTCCACATAATCAGCCTGCGCATCACCAAAAGCATCGGTCTTAGACCGACTGCTATCGTGAAAGGCAGAGCTAACTGATTGTTGCCGGAGTGTGACACAGGCGTCAACAATAACTGTGTTAACATCCCATCCCGTTTGCGCATCCAGGCTCTTGATTATGGATCCAGTGTTCAAGATCCAGTCAAGCACGAAACTAAAGGGAACAAGTTCCCAAGCGCTTGACATATTCGGCATAATACCAGTTGCAGTTAAAGCTACACCGAGCTCTCCAAGAAGGGAATCAATCCCTTCTGGAAATGAGTATCGGTACTTCAGTGTCGCTGCAAGCTTACACCTGACGTCGGTATCTATCGCAAGACAGATATCCTCGTAGCCATCAATAGTTATGGAAAGATTCCAATATTGATACTCCGTGCCAGGATCTAGCTCATAGGTAACCGAAGTGGTAAGGTCATGGACCTTACTTTCGCCTGCCATCAACTTCTTAACGCGGTTGCGCCAATCAAATAAAGCTGAGTGCAGCTGCCGCACCTCCATTATCAAAGGTCTCAAAACAAAGGAATACTCAATGTGTTTCTTTGAGATCTCCTGCCAAGACATCTTGAGCCAGCCCCTATCATCTAAGAGCCGCCTGATATAGGCAATAAGGCCTTCGAGTGATAATTCATAAGTAGATGCGAAAATACTACCATCCGGATCCAATTCGATACTTTTGGCAAATGCGAATAAACCAGAGATTAACCCTGGCAGCATTTCCAAGAGTTCGTAAATAAAAACGAACATATCGATATCCGGGCGGATAGTCGGAAGCCGAGACTCCAACTTGTTCACCAAGTGAGCCTTTTTGGCGGTGGGTATATCATATACTTCAGGTGCGATCACTATACCGTTAAATTGTGACGGCGTAGTAATTCGGCCCCATCGCGAGAAGGAGTCCTCCCCTTCTGCTGTATCCCAATAGTCTGAGATCGGACTAGTGAGAGAAACCGGGAACGTCTTTACCCGAGTTTTCGAGCTAAAACACGATTTATAGGACCAAACGCCGATTCCATATTTCTCATAATGGTCGGCAATGAAAGACTGGCACCCATCAAATACAATGCACTCCGGATTACTTGCTTCTTCAAAGATACCGGTATTGTGCGTCCACCTTCTTACGATCGGGGTAGTAACACCCCCTAAAGCGAGCGTTCCCCGCTTACGCGAGAATTTGTCTAAATTAATTAGCATAAATCGCCTGAGGGAGGGTCCCAACCATGGGGAAGAGGAATACTCT